CCCGCATCGAGGGAACTGTTATCAAAACTTTTTCCCGGGGAAAAACCGGAAAATTTTGGGCGAAAAAAAACCCCGCCGAAGCGGGGTTTTTAAGGGGTTACCGATCACTCAGCGATGTCGTCGCCTTCGGCTTTGAAGAAGTTTACAAACGCATCATAGAATGTTTCCAGATCATCATTCTGATATCTTGCTTCAATTTCAGAACATAAGACTTGGAAAGTTTTTCCGTTGTCATGGTTGAAGGCAGGGCGAAACAGATCAGCGAATGCTTTGCTTCCCTTAGTCTTCCCTTTGCCCTTTGCGCCCCCCTTGCGGTTCGGGTTCCACTCAATGACAGGCTTTCCCGATTTCACTGCGTCTTTGAATACCGATAGGTAGTTGGCAGATGTACCCTTTGCCCAACCACCAGCCACTAGTGCATCATAGAATGCCTGAGCAATAGCGCATTTGCGCCGATCGCCAACGACAGCCTTTGCGTCAAACAAGATAGCAATGCTTTTGTTTGCTTCCTCTTTGCAAACTGTTGCTTTGTCTTCATGGGACTTAGCAGCAACAAGGGAAGCGGCACAAGCGGCTGCAACAGCCGATAGAGATAATGTAGTCATATAACACTTTCGTACTAACAGTATGGATAAACCCGACATGGGATGAATCGGCCACACTTTCCCGATCCATGGCTGGATTATGGCACAAGTTCTTATAGGATGCATGGGATAGGTCTATCCTTACACCCGGGGCCATGGAACTTCATACGGTATGAAGATAGGAGGGGGCACCCCCTAGATCAGGCAGGTTGTCTGGGGCAGGGCTATGCACTGTGTTTTGCACAAAAGATTACAAGAAAAAAAACTAAATTAGACCCCCCACCCCCATACGAACTTACGCATGTGGGATTCGAACTCAATATAACAAACACCCCCCAACATCTTTCCACACAAAATACCCCCACCCCCTATATTATTTTTACAAAAGCGTGTACACTCCGCTCCCATTGGAGCTACAAACCGCTACCCATGATTCTTGTTACACCAGAACTAGATATACCCGTACCCTTTTCGCTTACCGCAGAAGAGGCCAAAGATCTGCATGCACGAGCGCAGGCAGCGTTTAACACGGTGGAGTTTCTGACAGCCAACGGGATGCAACCCCCCGCCATAACAGCGGCTGACAAGAAAGAAGCCCGCGCTCAGTTCTTTGAAACTCCGTCTGCGGGTAGAGAACTCAATTCAGCAGCAGCCGTTTTGCTCAAGTCCATGTTGGACGAGTATGACGTTGAAGTTGTGCGCAACGCTGCACAGGTGCGTAACTACGTGAAGATGCGGCTGCTGCTGCTGACAGGTTCAGACAAAGAGTCCACCCAGCTAAAGGCGCTGGAGATGCTAGGCAAAATGAGTGACGTGGGTGCGTTTGCAGAACGGCTGGATATCAATATCACTCACAGGACAACTGAAGAGTTGCAAGCTGAACTAGCTACTAAGTTATCAGCCTATATGGACAACATCATTGATGTGGAGTCCAGCGCGTTGCAAGTTAAGGACGAGACATACCTCAACGGTGCGTCTGCGGTTCAACTGATTGATCTGGATGAAGAGTTAGGTATGACGGGCAAAGAGTTGGAAGAGATTGATGAAGATTGAGTTGGTGCTGGAGAAACTACAGACACTGCCATACGCGCAGCAGCAGACGCTGCTCAAGAAATTCCCCCCGGATGAGCAAGAAGCCATCGCAGATATTCTGGATGAGCTAAATACCCGCAAGTTGCGTACACGAGCGGCTGATGACTTCATGGTGTTTGTCAGAGAGATGTGGCCCAGCTTCATCCACGGTCGGCATCACGAGAAAATGGCTAAAGCGTTTGAGCGGGTGGCCAATGGAGAGTGTAAAAGGCTGATCATCAACATGCCGCCACGGCATACCAAGTCAGAATTTGCCTCTTACCTACTACCGGCATGGTTTTTTGGCAAGTTTCCGGGCAAAAAAGTCATCCAGACCAGCCACACAGCCGAGTTGGCGGTGGGGTTCGGGCGAAAAGTGCGTAATTTGGTGGACTCCACTAACTATAAGCGGATATTCCCGGCCCTAGACTTGCAGACTGACTCTAAAGCGGCGGGTCGTTGGAACACAAACTTTGGCGGTGAGTACTTTGCCATCGGTGTTGGGGGTGCTGTGACTGGTAAAGGTGCCGACATACTAATAATAGATGACCCGCACTCGGAACAAGAGGCCGCGATGGCCCAGACTAACCCAGAAATCTACGACAAAACGTACGAGTGGTACACATCTGGCCCCCGCCAGCGTCTACAGCCGGGTGGCTCTATTGTTGTAGTGATGACACGGTGGTCAAAGCGGGATTTGACGGGGCAAGTGGTCAAGGCTGCGGCCCAAAGGTCGGGTGAAGAGTGGGAAGTCATTGAGTTTCCAGCTATTTTACCTTCGGGTAAACCCTTATGGCCTGAGTTTTGGGCACTCAAGGAGCTACAAGCCTTAAAAGAAGAGTTGCCTAACGCCAAATGGCAGGCGCAGTACATGCAGCAGCCCACGTCGGACGTAAGTGCGATTGTGAAACGCGAATGGTGGAAAGTTTGGCCACATGACCGCCCGCCGACCTATGAGTTTGTTATTCAGTCGTGGGATACGGCGTTTTTGAAGACAGAACGGGCTGACTACAGCGCATGCACAACGTGGGGCGTGTTTTACCAAGACGATGACCGGGGGGTGAACCGGGCGAATATCATCCTGCTCAATGCGTTCAAGAAGCGCATGGAGTTTCCCGAGTTAAAACAACGGGCACATGAAGAATTCAAGGAATGGGAGGTCGATTCCCTCATAGTAGAGGCCAAAGCGGCAGGTTCACCCCTGATATTTGAGCTTAGGGCGATGGGAATCCCCGTGCAAGAGTTCACCCCCAGCCGGGGAAATGACAAGATAGCCCGACTAAATGCAGTGTCTGACTTGTTTGCATCCGGGCACGTTTGGGTGCCTAATACGCACTGGGCAGAAGAATTGATAGAAGAAGTCGCCAGTTTCCCCTCGGGCGAACACGATGACTTGGTAGACTCTATGAGTCAGGCATTACTGCGCTACAGGCGCGGTGGCTTTATTCAACTGGCGTCTGACGAAGAAGATGAACCACGGCAGTTCCGCAGGAAAGAGCCGTACTATTAAGGATAAACCATGGCAATTGAGAAATCACTATACGCAGCACCCCAAGGCTTGGACGATCTTGCTGCAATGAACGCTTCATCTCCTCAAATTGAGATTGAGATCGAAGACCCGGAAGCTGTGCGTATTGGCATGGGCGGTATGGAGATTGAGATTGATCTAGATGCGGAGGGCGAGGATGAGTTCAACGACAACTTGGCCGAGCATATTGGTGAGAATGTTTTGCAGAGTATTGCTGAAGATTTGATCAGCGACTATGACGAGGATGTAGCCAGCCGCAAGGACTGGATGCAGACTTATGTTGACGGCCTAGAACTTCTGGGTATGAAGATTGAAGAACGCACGGAGCCGTGGGAGGGTGCGTGTGGCGTGTTTCACCCCATGTTGTCAGAGGCTCTGGTGAAGTTTCAGTCCGAGACAATGATGGCTACGTTCCCAGCCGCTGGGCCGGTCAAGACCCAGATCATTGGCAAAGAAACGCCAGCCAAGAAAGAGTCTGCGATTCGTGTGCAAGATGACATGAACTATCAGTTGACGGATGTGATGAAAGAGTATCGGCCTGAGCATGAGCGGATGCTCTGGGGCTTGGGTCTGGCTGGCAATGCGTTCAAAAAGGTGTACTTTGACCCGGGTTTGGATCGGCAAGTGTCGTTCTTTGTACCTGCTGAAGACATTGTTGTGCCATATGGCGCGTCTAATCTAGAGTCTTCCCCTCGGGTTACTCATGTGATGCGCAAGACCGAGAATGAGTTGCGTAAGCTACAAGTAGCAGGTTTTTACCGGGACATTGACTTGGGCACACCTGACAACGTGCTTGATGATGTTGAGAAGAAAATTGCAGAGAAAATGGGCTTTAGGGCCACCTCTGACAACCGCTTCAAACTCTTGGAGATGAACGTAGACCTCGACTTGAAAGGTTATGAACACAAAGATAAGAAGGGTGAAGAGACCGGCATTGCACTGCCGTATGTGGTAACCCTTGAGAAAGGGACTAGCAACGTGCTGGCCATTCGGCGTAATTGGGAGCCTGATGATAAGACCCACGCTAAGCGACAACATTTTGTCCACTATGGGTACGTTCCCGGGTTTGGCTTCTACTGCTTTGGTCTTATCCACCTGATCGGGGCTTTTGCTAAGTCAGGCACTTCCCTTATTCGTCAGCTTGTAGACGCTGGTACGCTAAGTAATCTGCCCGGTGGTTTCAAGACTCGCGGCATGCGCGTCAAGGGAGACGATACACCGATTGCTCCGGGTGAATGGCGCGATGCGGATGTGGCCAGCGGCACACTAAAAGACAACTTACTACCACTGCCATACAAGGAACCTAGCCAAACGCTGATGACGTTGCTTGGGCAGATCGTTGAAGAAGGTAGACGTTTTGCCAACACGGCTGATCTGACGCTTAGTGACATGAGTGCGCAAGCGCCTGTAGGTACTACCTTGGCTATTCTTGAGAGAACTCTGAAGAATATGAGTGCCATTCAGGCACGGGTTCACTACAGTATGAAGCAAGAGTTGGGACTTTTGAAGAACATCATCGCTGAGTACACACCTGAAGACTACGACTACCAGCCAAGCGAAGGCTCACGTAAGGCGAAGAAGTCTGACTACGATGATGTGGACGTGATTCCCGTCAGTGATCCGAATGCGTCAACAATGGCGCAGAAGATTGTGCAGTATCAGGCCGTGCTCCAGTTGGCGCAGGGTGCGCCACAGTTGTACAACTTGCCACTCTTACACCGTCAGATGCTGGAGGTGTTGGGTATCAAGGAAGCATCTAAGCTCGTGCCAATGGACGACGACCAGAAGCCGACCGATCCGGTGTCGGAGAACCAGAACGTGCTCAAGGGCAAGCCGGTCAAAGCGTTTCTTACCCAAGACCACCAAGCTCACATTGTTGTGCACATGGCCGCGATGCGAGACCCCAAGATCATGGCACTTTTGGAACAAAACCCCATGGCGCAAGCCATGCAGTCAGCCATGATGGCGCACATCAACGAGCACTTGGGCTTTGAGTATCGCAAGCAGATTGAGCAGCAGCTTGGCATGGCGTTGCCGCCGCAGCTAGATGAGTCGGGCGAAGAGGTCAGCATGGATCCCGAAGTTGAAGCGCGACTGTCTCCGATGTTGGCACAAGCTGCACAACAGTTGCTTCAGAAAAACATGCAGGAAGCACAGCAGGCGCAGGCAAAACAGCAGGCGCAAGATCCGATTATCCAGATGCAGATGCAGGAGTTGCAGCTTAAAGCAGAGGAGAACAAGCGCAAGGCGGCTAAAGATCAGGCCGACAACGCCATCAAGGCAGCACAGTTGGAAGTCGAGCGTGACCGCATCCGGTCACAGACTGACACTGCCGATAAGCGCATCAAGGTCGATGCGGTCAAAACAGTAATGACGATGAAAACTGACCAGCAACGCCACATGACGGACACCGGGGTAGATGTCCTCAAACAACTCTCTAACAAGAGCCATGAAGAACAACTGCGGCTTATGCAGGAGCGTATCCAAATGAGGCAGCAGGATCAACAACGAAATCGACAACCCAATAAAGGTGAATGATGGATGCATTTGAAGTTCTTATCCAACAAGCAGATGAGAAGATCGGGCAACTCAAGGACTATCTGGCCGATGGCAAGTCCGAGTCCTACGAGGAGTACAAGAAACTGTGTGGTGAGATCCGTGGTCTGCTCATCATGCGGGGATACACCCTAGACCTGAAACAACGATTGGAGACTTCGGATGACTAGTTCTATCCTGTTGGCTACAGACGCCAACAACCCACAAGTTGTGGGAGCCTATAACTTTGCCGCAACCGCAGAGGAGAAAGGCAAACAACTGCCCAAGCCGTCAGGCTATCGGATTCTTTGTGCCATACCAGAGGCGGATAAAGAGTTTGAGGACAGTGAAGTGGGTTTGATCAAAGCTGATGAAACCATGCGCAACGAGAAGACCCTCACTACGGTCTTATTTGTTGTAGATATGGGGCCAGACTGCTATCAAGACCCGGTAAAGTTCCCTAACGGGCCGTGGTGTAAACAGGGGGATTTTATCCTTGTGCGCCCACATTCGGGTTCTCGCTTGGTCATACATGGCCGTGAGTTCCGCATTATCAATGACGATACTGTCGAGGCCGTTGTAGACGACCCACGTGGTATCAAACGCAAATAAAGGAGCACAAAATGCCTTTTGAAGACACAGAATTTAAGTTTCCAGACGAGGTTGAGACTAAGGGTAAACCCGAACAAGGTGCTCCCGAAATTGAAATTGAGATTGAAGACGACACCCCTGTAGAGGATCGTGGCCGTCAACCCATGCCTAAACCCCTCGTCGAGGAACTGGAAAAGGACGAACTTGACCAGTATGACGATAACGTCAAGACCAAACTCAAGCAAATGCGCAAAGTTTGGCACGATGAGCGCCGTGAAAAGGAATCTGCTGTAAGGGAACAGCAAGAAGCTGTAACTTTGGCACAACGCTTACTAGAAGAGAATAAGCGCATCAAAAGTATTTTAGATACTGGTGGGAAAGAATACGTCACAACCATGCAGAGTAATTCTGATATGGAACTGAAAATTGCCCAACGTGCTTATAAAGAAGCCTACGAGGCAGGTGACGCTGACAAGATGGTGGACGCCAACCAAGCGTTGCAAATGGCCAACTTAAAGGCCATACAGGTAAAAAACTTTCGCATGCCCTCTTTACAAGAGGAAGAAACTCGTGTACAACCTCAACCTGTGCAGTACCAACCTGCACCGTATGTACCCGAACCGGACAACAAAGCAGTAGTGTGGCAAAACCGCAACCGCTGGTTTGGACAGGAACGGGGTATGACGGCCTTTGCCCTAGCTCTACACGAAGACTTGAAGGACAATGGCGTAGAGGTTGGTTCTGAAGATTACTACCGCGAGTTAGACAAAACAATTCGCAAACGGTTCCCAGAGAAATTTGAGGAACAAGAAGACAGTAGGCAGAGTACTCGCACAAGACCTAGTACTGTAGTCGCCTCGGCAGTTCGTAGCACGGCCCCCACCAAGGTTAAGCTAAAGCAAAGCCAAGTAAACCTAGCCAAAAAATTTGGCTTAACTCCTGAGCAATATGTACAGGAAGTTTTGAAATTGGAGGCCCAAAATGGTTGATGTTAAAGACAACAAACTTACACGCGAGTTGACAACACGTGCGGTACAGGAGCGCCCTAAGCAGTGGATGCAGCCTGAACTGTTGCCCGAGCCGGACAAAGAACCCGGTTACAACTACCGCTGGATTCGTGTTTCTACGATGAATCAGGCAGATCCCCGTAACTTATCGGCCAAACTCCGAGAAGGCTGGGAACCCGTTGCCATCGAGGAACAACCGAAGTTTCGACTGTTAGCCGATCCCAGTAGCCGTTTTAAAGACAGCATTGAGGTTGGTGGACTGTTGCTTTGCAAGACACCTACTGATTTTGTAGCCCAGCGAAACGCCCATTTTGCTAAGGTTACCCAATCTCAGACGGATGCTGTAGACAATAGTTTCATGCGTCAAAGCGATGCGCGGATGCCGCTCTTCCAAGAACGTAAATCCTCAAGTAGCTTTGGCAAAGGTACTTAATTTTTAAGGAGTCTTAAATGGCTTATCCTACAGTCTCGGCCCCTTACGGTCTAAAGCCTGTAAACCTAATAGGTGGACAGGTATTTGCGGGTGCAACCCGCTTGATGGAAATTGCAAGTGGTTATGCCACAAACATTTTCTATGGTGACTTGGTACAACGTGTTGCAGCAGGAACAATCGAGAAGGACACTGGCACAGCTACTGCCACGCCTTGCGGTGTGTTCTTGGGTGTTCAGTTTACCAATGGTTCAACTGGTCAAGTTCAGCAACAACAATTTTATCCAGCGAGTCAGTCTATCAAGTCTGGCACAAAGATATTTGCTGTGGTTGCAGATGATCCTGATACGTTGTTCCAAGTTGCTGTTGTGTCTGGCACGACTGTTATTACTGGTGTAGGCATTACCTCCATCGGAAATAACGCCACGTTGGTACAGAACGCAGGTTCAACAACCACTGGCAATTCAGCAGTGGCTATTTTGGACTCTACTGCAACGACCAATACTCGGCCTATTCGTATTATTGATGTGGTGCGGGACACCGCTACGGCTGCTGACAATTTTCCCGAGGTAATCGTGAAAATCAATGCGACTATGCATCAGTACAACAATGCCACTGGCGTATAAGGAGCATAAATCATGGCTATTTCACGCGCACAACTACTTAAAGAACTGCTCCCCGGCCTAAACGCCCTGTTTGGTTTGGAGTACGCTAAGTATGGTGAGGAACATAAAGAGATTTATGAGACCGAAACCTCTGAGCGTTCTTTTGAAGAAGAAACGAAACTGTCTGGTTTTTCTGCTGCCCCCGTTAAAAACGAGGGTTCTGCCATTGCTTATGACAATGCGCAGGAAGCATGGACTGCCCGATACAACCACGAAACCATTGCTTTGGGTTTCTCGCTGACCGAAGAGGCCATCGAAGACAACTTGTACGACAGCCTGTCTGCTCGTTACACCAAAGCTCTGGCTCGTGCTATGGCTTACACCAAGCAAGTTAAAGCTGCGTCCGTCCTAAACAACGGCTTCAGCAGTGCTTACGCTGGTGGTGACGGTGTTGCTCTGTTCTCCGCATCTCACCCCTTGATTTCTGGTGGTGTAAACAGTAACATTCCATCTACCCCTGCCGACCTGAATGAGACTTCTCTTGAGAACGCCGTTATTCAGATCAGCTTGTGGACAGATGAGCGTGGCCTGTTGATTGCCGCAAAGCCTGATAAGTTGGTGGTTCCACCTCCATTGCAGTTCACGGCAACTCGTTTGCTGGAAACTGAACTCCGCGTTAGCACTGCTGACAACGATATCAACGCATTGAAGAACAACGGTTCCATCCCCGGTGGCTACTGCATCAACCACTTCTTGACCGACACGAACGCTTGGTTCCTGACCACAGACGTTCCTAACGGGATGAAGCACTTTGTGCGTTCGCCTCTGGCGCAGTCGATGGACGGTGACTTCGATACTGGTAACGTCCGTTACAAGTCTCGTGAGCGTTACAGCTTTGGCTGGTCTGACCCTCTGGGCATGTTCGGCTCTGCCGGTGCTTAATTGATTGGGGGGCTTGTGCCCCCCTTTCTTTTGGTGTATATTGCAGGCAATCCGGGCTTTCCGGTGCATTAGACAGCCCCGGCTGACGACATACAGACTAATGCACCTAACTTGTATGTAAGGAAAAATCATGGCTCAAACCACGTTCTCCGGCCCAGTTACGTCTAACGCTGGCTTTAATTCGGACGACACCCTGACCGCTGCTGACTACACATCAGGCAGTTACAACCTCACCGATTTCACTGTACGCCCTGCGGCAACGTGGACAGGCACAGTAGCTGCATTGGTTGGCGCGGCTAATTCCCGCACGGCTGGGGTCTCTGGCGCTAATATTTTTGGCTGCTATGCACAAACTTCAATGGGTACAGCAACATCTACCATTACAGGTCTTAACACTGCTGTATATGGTGTTGTAGACATGGGGCCAAGCACAAACACAGGCGCTACTTACGGTGCGGTTTTTGACTTTGCTCAATTTACAGGCACAAGAGCCACAAGACCAAGCGCGTTTATTGGTTTTGGTGAAGATTCATCTTCAACCAACCCTTGTTTAAATTTGTTTGACGTTGGCAGACTGGGCAAGAATGTAGCAGCAGGTTTGGCTGTAACAAGTGGAACACCAACTGTATCAGCAGGCCAAATACGAGTTCTTGTTAACGGCGCTATCCGTTACATCCAACTGTTTAGCACATCTGCTTAACATGACCGAGTTAGATCTTAAAGAGCGCCTTGAGGCGTTAGAGGCCCAAAGGCGGCAAATGGAAGCCAATCTAAATGCTATTGCTGGGGCCATGCAAGAGTGTCAGTTCTGGCTTCAAAAGATAGCCAAACCGGAGCAAGAAAATGGCGATGCAATATGATGTTAAATCAACGGCTGCTGCTGCTAACACAACCACTACAATTTTTGCTGGCTCAGCCCGTATCAAGGGTTTAACCATCAGCTACCCATCGGGCGGGACAGTTATTCTCAATGATGGTACAGGTGGAACTGCTAGATTTTCCTTTACTGCGCCAGCCGCAGCCGGATCAATCAATGTTGTGATTCCCGGAGAAGGTATTAGGTGCGATACAAACATTTCGGCAGTTTGTGCCGCATCTACTACCGCAGTGGTGTTTTATGGCTAAGAAGAAAGGCCCGGTTCTCTCTGTTGGTCGCGGCGAGAAGCTACCGATCTCTCAGGGTGCTGGTTTGACTGCCAAGGGCAGGGCCAAGTACAACGCAGCAACTGGCAGCAACCTCAAGGCTCCCCAGCCCCAAGGTGGCCCACGAAAAGATTCGTTTTGTGCGCGGATGAGCGGTATGCCGGGGCCGATGAAGGACGAAAAAGGCAAACCAACCCGCAAAGCAGCGGCTCTTGCAAGATGGAAATGCTAGGAGAATATTGTGGCAACAAAAGCATCATACGAAACTGAAAGAGATGGGGTTTATACATCTCCTAAACTTAATTCCGAAGCCGCCAATGCTGAGAGGGACGGGGGGCCATCGTACTTAACTCCCAAATTTAATTCCGCAGGAGCCGATGCTGAAAGAGATGGGAAACGTATCGTACCAAAAGCAATAACTGACAAAGTTAAAAGTTTTGGCTTCACCCCCGGAACGTCTGCGTTTGAAGAAGCCGAGAGGCAACTTGAAAGAGCTGGAGCGCCGGTAACTCGCAAACTAACTCCAATAGGTTCGGCTGGCAGTGGAGGATCTAAATACGCCAAAGGCGGCACAGTCTCAGCCTCCCGCCGTGCAGATGGCATAGCCCAGCGTGGTAAAACCAAAGGTCGGATGTGCTAAATGCCAAGCTCCAGCAAGAAACAGCACAACTTTATGGAAGCAATAGCCCACAATCCGGGCTTTGCCAAGAAGGTAGGTATCCCACAGTCCGTGGGCAAGGATTTTTCTAACGCCGACAAAGGCAAATCTTTCTCAAAAGGTGGTGATATGGCTACGAAAATGAACCCCGGTTTCATGGCAATGATGGCTAAGAAAAAAGGTATGCAAGAAGGTTCTAAAGCCGACATGGCATCTGACAAGAAACAGATGATGGGCATGAATCGGGGTGGTATGCACAAAATGCCTGATGGCAAGATGATGAAGAACTCTGCCATGAAAATGGCTGGCGGCGGGATGCCCATGAAAGATGGAAAACCTACTTTTGTCGGTGATGGCAAAGGCATGATGAAAAAAGGCGGTATGGCTAAGATGGCAACCGGCGGTTTTGTTCGTCAGGCCGATGGGGTTGCCTCCAAAGGCAAAACCAAAGCCACACAGATCAAAATGAACAAGGGCGGCATGCCCTGCTAGGAGACTGACATGGCAACACAAACGGCAGGCGCGGGGCGCGGTAAGCAGGGTGGCCCAACGGCCAAACAACTTGCTGACTACGAGCGCAAACAAAACGCTGGTATCTATACCGCTGAAATGGGTCAGCCCCCGATGGATCCGGAAGTTGCTAAGAAACGTGGTGGCATGATTACCAAGTACCCTCGCGGCGGCGGCACTGAGCAGCGTGGCAAAACCAAAGGTAGGTTAGCATGAAAAAAGTACGCAGGTTTAATGGCGAAGATGATTCATATGTAGAAGACACAGCATCGTCTCTAGCTGACGATGTTAGAGACCAACTTCGCCAAGATCAAACGGCACGTATGATGCGGCTGGCAGATGAGTCAACCGGAAACACTCCCGCAGCAGCCCCAGCAGCCCCAGCAGCCCCAGCAGCGCCAAAAGCTAAACCTGCAATAGTCAGCGAGAAACAATTACAGGCATTTAAAGCACAATACGGCGCTGATAAAGATTTAACAGACTACATGAACAAGCAGCAGGGGGGGCTGAAACGTAGAAACGCTCCCTCACCTAGTACCCCCGCTGCCGCATTAAAAGCGGATACGCCGGTAGAGCGGGGGCTTCCCGCTAAGTCGTCTAAAGAGCAATCTTTGGCTGTTGCTCAAATTCCCCTTGATGACAAACGTGAGCCGGTTAAGGGAGAATCTGCCAGCGGGTCTGAATTAGGGCGCAATATTAGTACTACGCTAAGTGCTTTGCCAATATCTCGGGGTATACAAGCGGCGCAATCAGGGGTTAAACTGGCTGGTCGAAAGGCTGTTGAAGAATTTGTTAAAAAAGACCCAACTTTCCGTATCAAAGAGTTAGAAGTCATTAAAGAAGTACCGCGACTACTGGAGGGGCCAACAAAACAATTGGCGCTTCCAAAACCAACACCAAGGCTTGGCTACGATAAAGCTGGCGCTAAAGCCGCAGAGCGTAGCGGGCGGGCTGCGGAGCAACGATCAGAAATGTTAAAAGAGAATCTGAAAAGATACGGCATGACGGAAAGAACTTCCCCCGATGCTATAAGCGCAGTCCGCGAAAATCTTGGCGTGGGTCGTGGTTTTAAAGTGATGAAACGTGGCGGTTCAGTCAAAAGCTATGCATCTGGTGGTTCTGTATCTTCAGCTTCTAAACGGGCTGATGGCTGCGCCATACGGGGAAAGACTAGAGCATGAGAGCCTCCCGTGGCATGGGGGCCATCAACCCCAGCAAGATGCCCGGGGGGAAAAAGAAAGCCCGCCGGGATAATACTGACTTCACGCAGTTTGCCGAAGGTGGGGCTGTAAAGTCAAAGGTCAATGAAGCTGGCAACTACACCAAACCTAGTCTTCGCAAACGGATTTTTAACAGCGTCAAGGCTGCGGCAATCGTAGGCACGGGCGCAGGGCAATGGAGCGCGAGAAAAGCACAAGTTATGGCTAAACGGTATAAAGCCGCAGGTGGTGGCTACCGTGACTAAGTGGTCTGAAAAGCGCAAGAAGTCTATAAACTGCGATGCTCCAAAAGGTTTCTCGGAAAAGGCACACTGCGCGAGTAAGAAGATGGCTGGTGGGGGATTAGCCAAGTCGCAACAGTCCCTCAAGGATTGGGGCAAACAAGATTGGACAACCAAGAGCGGTAAAAAATCTTCTGACACTGGGGAAAGATACCTGCCAAAAGCTGCGATTAAAAGTCTTAGCAGTGCTGAGTACGCTGCGACAACCAAAGCCAAGAGAGCAGGTAAAGCCGCTGGAAAACAATTTGTAGCGCAGCCTAAAACGATTGCCAAAAAAACAGCAGGATTTAGATAATGGCTAAGACCACCGGCACTTCAGCCTTTAACCTCGACATGAACGACCTTATTGAAGAGGCGTTTGAGCGTTGTGGTCAAGAACTTCGCACGGGCTACAACTTCCGCACTGCACGGCGTTCGTTGAACCTGCTGACGATTGAGTGGGCTAACCGTGGTCTGAACTTCTGGACTGTTGAGCAGGGGCAGATTCCGATGGTGACGGGTCAGGCTATGTACCCCATGCCTGTAGACACAATCAACCTCCTAGATACCGTTATTCGTCAGAGCAACGGCACGTCTAACCAGATCGACATCAACATCAGCGGCATTTCTGAATCGACCTACATGAGCCTGCCAAACAAGTTGGCACAAGGTCGCCCAATTCAAATCTGGTACAACCGCCAGTCGGGGCAAGAGAACCTTGCTACGGCTACTCTTAACGGGACTATTACAGCTACAGCCACCACAATCACGGTGTCTGATGTCTCTAAGCTTACCACCTCGGGGTTTATAAAAATTGATAGCGAGACAATCAGTTACCCCAACGTAGACCCCGTAAACAATCAGTTGATCAACTGTGCCCGTGGGCAAAACGGCACAACCGCTGCGGCCCATACTACGGGCGCGGCTATCACGGTGCAGAATTTGCCTGCTATTAACGTATGGCCCACCCCCAATGCTCCCGGCAGTCAGTACATGTTTGTGTATTACCGCATGCGCCGTATTCAGGACGCTGGTACAGGCGTGACTGTGCAAGATATTCCGTTCCGTTTTATCCCTTGCATGGTGGCGGGGTTGGCCTATCTGTTGAGCATGAAGCTGCCTAATGCCGATCCAACCCGCACGATGGCGCTCAAGGCCGACTACGAACAGCAATGGGACTTGGCCCAGTCGGGAGACCGAGAAACTGCGCCTTTGAGGTTTGTGCCAAGGAATTTGTTCTATGCCTAGTCGTTTTGCATCAGGTAAGCATGCAATCGCTGAGTGTGATCGGTGTAGCTTTTGCTTTAAATTGAAAGAGCTAAAAACCGAAATAGTTAAGACCAAGCCTTTTAAAATTAAGGTTTGTAAGGCGTGTTGGAACCCAGATCAGCCGCAATTGCAGTTGGGTATGTACCCAGTCAACGACCCCCAAGCGGTGCGTGATCCTCGCCCTGATGTGAGCTACCGAGTCTCTGGCCAGAGTGGCTTACAGATCCTGCTAACGAACAGCACTGCGCAGGATGGGTTTGGTTACCCAGAAGCGGGTAGCCGGGTGTTCCAGTGGGGCTGGAGTCCTGTTGGTGGGGCAACGGGATTTGACACACTTTTAACACCAAATAACTTGGTGATAGCGGTAGAATTAGGCACAGTTACGGTTACAACGACATAAGGAGTCGATCATGGACAAAGCAGATTTGGCGCAAGACAAGAAGATGATGGCTGGAGCCGTGCACAAGCATGAGAAGAAGCTGCATCCCGGTAAGCCTATGACGAAATTTGCCAAAGGTGGCAAGACAAACGCCCAGATGAAGGCGCTTGGTCGTGGTTTGGCTAAAGTTGCTAACCAGAAACGGGGTTAATCATGGCCATTTTTAGCAAAAAAGTTATGGGCAAAGAGGTTGGCAGTGCCAAAGTTTATGCCCCACCCCACACGATGGACGGTAAAGCGGGTGTGGACATCAAGAACAGCGGCTACAACGGTGGTAACCGTATGAAAGCCAATGACGTAAATATGTCTGTTGGAAGCATCAGCCGTGATGATTATCCTGCACCTAAGACAACAGGTATCAAAACCCGTGGTAATGGCGTGGCTACTAAAGGCGTGATGGCCCGAGGCCCAATGGCTTGATATGAACTACACGCAACTGTTCGATACCATTCAGTCGTATACGGAAAATAATTTTCCGGACTTTACTCTTGCCAGTGGCGGGATA